TGCTACTATTGCCGGTCCACAAGGCGGCTCGACACTCAATGGCGATAGCTTAAAAGCAGAAGCACAAGCTGAAATGGAAAAACTAGAAGTTGAAGTTAGTATGGCTGTTTCAGGTGGTACAGGCTACGGATTCTTAATAGGCTAAAAAACACCCGAGTTTACGCTAACATTTACGTATGCTGTAAATACAATATAACAAAGGAGTTACATTGTGTGCAGTCCATTTGTAAGAAAAGAAGCCAACAGACTTTTTTGGTTAGTTAAAGGTCACCTAATCCCCATATCAGAGCCAGACGATATTGTAGAAGGTTATTACGAAAGTTATTTCAAACGTTTGTGGAATAATGAATCTGGATGCTTAGATCAGTATGAACATGGATTTGAGCAAGCATGGGCAGAACGAGAAGCAGAAGAAATAAATCGAGTTGCTGTATTAGGTTACGATTAATAGTTGACAATCAGTGCTTCTTCCTGTAATATATAAGGAATTAAATATATTTAGAAGGTACAACTATGTCAGTCAGAAACTTTACACAAGAAGAAAAAGACAAACTTGCACAATTGATCCGTGAAGGAAGCACAATTATGCAAGAAGTCGAAGACCTTAACGGAGGTTTGAAAGACACTGTAAAAGCAATTGCTGAAGAAATGCAAATCAAGCCAGCAGTGCTTAACCGTGCAATTAAAATTGCACACAAAGGCGACTTTGCTCAAGCAAGCGAAGACTACAGCATCTTGGAAGATATCTTGGTAGCAGTAGGTAAAGACAATTAATGAGCTATGTCGACGCAATAATTGACAGAGAAACCGATCGAATCCATGTAGTAGAACGCATCAATGGCAAAAGAGTATACAATGAGTATCCTGCTAATTATGTTTTCTACTACAATGATCCTCGTGGTAAATTTAAAACTATCTACGGCACACCAGTGAGTAGATTTGCTACAAAAAGCGGAAAAGAATTTCAACGAGAAAAGCGAATGCACGATCCGGATAAACTCTGGGAAAGCGATATTAATCCAATTTTTAGGTGTTTAAGTGAACACTATTTGGAAGCAGATGCGCCTAAATTAAATGTTGCGTTTTTAGATATTGAGACTGACTATGATCCAACAAAAGGGTTTAGTAGTCCCGAAGAAGCATTTATGCCAATTACTGCTATTACAGTTCACCTGCAGTGGCTGGATCAACTGGTAACAGTCGCTATTCCTCCTAAAGGAATGAGCATGGAAACAGCAAATGAAATAGCTGCAAAATTTGACAACACTGTTATGTTTGCCAATGAAGCAGACATGCTAGAAACTACACTGGACTTGTTAGACGATGCTGACATTGTAAGTGGCTGGAACAGCGAAGGGTATGATATTCCATATATGGTTACTCGCACTACTAGAGTACTCAGTAAAAACGACACACGGCGATACTGTCTCTGGGATAAGTTACCTAAGAAAAGAAATTTTGAAAGGTTTGGTGCAGAAAACGTTACGTATGATCTAATTGGCAGAGTTCATGTTGACTATATGCAATTGTATCGCAAGTACACGTATGAAGAGCGCCACAGTTACAGTCTTGACGCTATTGGCGAGTACGAGCTTGGCGAAAACAAAATTGCGTACGATGGCACATTAGACCAACTATACAACAACGACTTTGAAAAGTTTATTGAATACAATAGACAGGACGTTGCACTACTCGATAAACTAGACAAAAAACTCAAGTTTCTTGACTTAGCAAACCAACTAGCACACGAGAACACTGTGTTGATGCCAACAACAATGGGTGCAGTTGCAGTTACAGAACAAGCTATTATTAACCACGCACACAGCAAAGGAATGGTAGTTCCTAATAGACGCTCACACGAAGGCAATACTCAAGCAGCCGGGGCATATGTTGCGTTTCCTAAAAAAGGCATGCACGACTGGGTTGGTGCAATTGATATTAACAGTCTATATCCTAGTGCAATTCGTGCACTAAACATGGGCCCAGAAACTATTGTTGGCCAACTGCGTCCTAATATGACTGACGAATTCATCAAAAATCAGATAGTAAATAATAAAAAAAGTTTTGCAGATGCATGGGAAAACATGTTTGGTACAATAGAGTACGAAGCAGTTATGAAACGAGATGCTACATTAAACTTAATTATTGACTGGGAGGACGGCCGCAGCGACGAAATTAACGGCAAGGACTGCCATGACTTAATCTTTAGCTCCGGGCAACCGTGGATTATAAGTGCTAATGGTACTATTTTTAAATACGATCAAAAAGGTATTATTCCTGATTTGCTGGAGTTTTGGTATGCAGAACGCAAAGTAATGCAAGCTAAAAAACGTAACGCAGCCGAGAAAGAAGACATTGCGTTCTGGGACAAGCGGCAATTAGTCAAGAAGATTAACTTGAACAGTTTGTATGGTGCTATTCTTAATCCAGGTTGTAGATTTTTTGATAAACGCATCGGGCAATCAACTACACTTACTGGACGCAGTATTGCTAAACACATGGATAGTTTTGTTAACAAAGCAATCACAGGCGAATACAACCATACTGGTGATGCCGTTATATATGGTGATACTGACTCGGTGTACTTTAGTGCTTGGCCTATTCTTAAAGATTCTGTAGAAGCAGGAGAAATTGAGTGGAACAAAGAAATTTGTATACAGATATACGATAATATATCTGATCAACTTAATGAAAGTTTTCCTGGCTTCATGGAACGAGCATTCAACAGCCCACGTGAAATGGGGTCGTTAATTAAAGGTGGTAGAGAACTTATTGCTACCAAAGGTTTGTTTATTAAAAAGAAACGCTACGGAGTACTAATATACGACATGGAAGGCGACAGACTTGATACAGACGGCAAGCCAGGTAAAGTAAAAGCAATGGGGTTGGACTTGAAAAGGTCAGACACTCCTAAGTTTGTACAAACATTTTTAAGCGACTTGTTGACAAATGTACTCAATGGCACAGACAAGCAAAAAACAATTGAGCATATTAAAGAATTTAAACAACAGTTTAAAGAATTACCAGCGTGGAGCAAAGGAACACCCAAACGTGTTAACAACTTAACAAAGCATACAAAAGTGTTCGAAAACACTGGACGCTGTGGTGTTGGGCATGCTATGGCTGCCATTAACTGGAATCGATTGCGTAAAATGCACGGAGACCAATATAGCGGCGAGATCTCTGATGGGCAGAAAGTAATTGTTTGTAAATTAAAAAGCAATCCGCTAAATATTACTAGTGTTGCGTACCCAATTGACCAAACAAGATTGCCCGAATGGTTTAAAGATCTTCCGTTTGATCAAGGGCTAATGGAGGAAACTATTGTAACGCAAAAAGTAGAAAACCTATTAGGAGTTCTTAATTGGGACTTAAAAGTAGAAGTAGGTAGTGATAATGCGTTTAGCGATATGTTTAGTGTACAATGAATCAACTAAAACTCAGTGAATTATTAAAGATTAGAGAAAGCATTACTAGTGTTACTAAAGCACTGGAGGATCTAAGTGAACCATTAAAAGAATTGCTAAAACTTGAAAGTTTTAAAATCAAGGAAAATTTAACACAAAATTTATTTAAGTCTCTTGACCTATTAAATCTTAATATATTAAAAGCTAAAATAAATCAAATTGACAACGATCATCTAATTGAAGAGATTAAAAAACTTAATGAATATGCTAAAAAATTAAGAAAAGTCGAAAAAGAATTTTTTAATGAACTAGATCATAGCAAACAAAGTTTAGCTAGATACGAATGGCTAGTTAATTCAAACTTAATTACAATACAAACACAAATTTCAGAAGTTGGCAAAGATGTTGAGAATATAATAAACAAGAAATTTGAAGAATTAAGTATATCTTTTATTAACTTAGAGTTCCTAGTTGACAATAATATTATATTACATAAGCCAGTCGGTGCGAACATCATTGAAAAAGAACTTGATAGTCTCAAAGACATGATATTAAACGGTGTAATAAAAGAAGAATTTAGCAAGTTTGAAACACAAACCAGATCTATGTCTGATGAAATACAAAAGAAAAGTGCCAAAATTGGATCTACAAAACTTAAAGACATTACAGATTTGATGCCCGAATCTATTAGACGCGAAGTCGTTCGAGAATTTTTTGACACAGAACGTAGCAAATCGATGATTAAAACCATTGACTCTTTAAACACCAGTATGCAATTAATTTCTAAAACAATTGAACATTATATACAAGTTTCTAGAACTGAATTAATCAGGCAATATAACAAAGACAATGATATAAGAAATAATAAAAGTATGAAGTATAGTTTCCCCAACGAAGTTGATTACTATTTCAATAGAGCATCATTTACTAATTTAGAAATTGTTGATAAAATGCCAGGAATTATTGGAAAATCAGTTGACTGGAGATTTCCAATTGCTTATATTGAGCCAAATAGTGCGTCTTTATTTTCGACGCTGGTTGCAGGTGATCCTTTTTATTGGATTGACGACTATAGTTTACCGTATGAAAAACTACGATCAAAAACTAATCCCATTAACTATAAAAAAGTTCTACAGTATACTAAAAAACAGGCAGAAGAATTTATCAAACCAAACAACATAGGAATGTGTGTTAATTGGAATAATTTCTTTTATAGTCCTATATTTGA